CCTGATTTGGGGATAATTCGACATATCGTCAGAAAAATCTTCAAAACTGGAGCTTCACATTTAAGTAAGCTCATGGGTGACTGGAAAACATTCAACACATGGTTATTTGTTTCAGCCACCAAATCTGAGGTATTATCGGAGATTATTCTATCTCCCGAAAATATCTTCAGGAAATTATGTGGGATATCAAAGATTAGATCAATCTTAGATAAGGAGGTGTTAGATCACTTTGATCTAACAATCCTCGCCCACATCTGTTCTAACCGTCAGATGCCCTATCTGGGTCAGGAGACGGAAAGAATTTCCCTCGAGAAATTTGAAAAAATAATGACTCGAGAGGACCCTGCCAGCAACAACCTAGCAAAAGACTTAGGTTTAGTAGCTGGTAGAATTGGTAGACTCTGTAGAAAACTCAACAGAGGTACCATGCCCCGTGAGGAATCTGCGCATATTTCTGCGAATTCCTCAGGGGAATACCACTTCCCAATATCGAGAGGTGGTCAAGCATCAGCAATTGCTGATGCACACAGGAGAATTTTAACGGAAGTTTCAACTGAAACATATGCCGAACCTTCTCCTTTCGGGCTCATTGTCCATCATAAGGGACTAGAGCTTTGGCGTACTCTCTTCCGAAAACATGATGAATTCATCACTACGGGAGAGTACGGAAAACGTGCAACTGAAATCATGGCCGATCAGATCATGACATACCAAGGTATTGACGCTGCATTTGGCAGGCAGATAATGTATGCTGCCTGGAAAGATCGGTTAAATTATCCGATCATACCTTGTCGGGCTTCAACTGTTCCTGAATTAGGAAACAAAGCCAGACTTGTTACCGTTACCCCATATTGGGTTAACGCACTTCAGGCTCCTCTAAGTCATGTACTTATTGAGGCCATGAAGAATCATCCTTCTGTGTTTTCAAGTTTTCACAGACAGGACCAAGCTTGGGAAGCAGCAAATATGCTATCCAAGATAAAGGATCGGGGAAAGGATAAATTTTTCCTCTCCTCCGACCTAACGGACGCGACCAATGCACAGAGCATTAAAATTACAAAAGTAATTTTGGCCGAGTTCTATAAGGGCTTCTTTCAAAAAGAATTGAGTCCTTACGTTCAATTAGTTCTAGACACAATTGGGCCTAGACTAATTGAACTACCTGGAAATGACTTTTTCATTTCCAAGAACGGTATAATGATGGGTGAAGCAATTGCGAAACCCTCACTTACCTTATTGAATTTAGTAATTGAGGAATATTCTTTCCTTATGTATACAAAAAGTATGCATCTACTGAATTCGAATGATCCATCACCGCATCTCAATTGGAGAATGATCCACATAGGAGGTGACGATCATTTAGTATATGGACCAAAGGAGTACCTAAATTTGGTAACCG